GCCGATCCGCAGCACGATCTTCTCATGCCCTTGCACCCACGCGCCCACCTTGCCGATGATCGCATTCAGGTCATTGAGCAGCGGCTTGGCCCACTCCACCAGCGGTCCGGCCAGCAGCGCGGAGACGGTTTCGATGGTCCCCATCAAGGCGCCCCAGATGTTCTTGGTGTCGCCCAGAATCTCTTTCACCCGCTGTTGCAGGTTCGCTTGCTTGGCGAGCTCCGCGGTTTGCGCCGCCATCCCGCTGGCGCCGATCGACACCAGCCCCTGGCCGACCGCCATCGTCCCGGCATCCTTGCCGAGCAACCCCTGCAGCGCCGTCAGTTGTTGCTCCGGGTTCAATGTCCGCAGTTTCTCAAACTGCGCGAGCAGGTTCTCCAGGCCCTTGAACTTGCCGGTCTTCTGATCCATGAAGTCGAGCGTGATCTTGAACTTCCGCAGGTCCTTATTCACGTCGGCGATCGCCTCACGGTCCATCGTCCCCATCAAGATCGAGCCAAAGGCGGTGCCGGTCACCTCCGCGGAGTTGGTGATCTTGTTGAGTATCGAGTACAGGACGGTCAGCGATTGGCTCGCCTCCAGCCCTTGGATGTTGGTGGCCTTGATGCCGGCCGCCGAGCGCGCAAAGGTCATCTCCATGTCCGCGACGCTGCTGCCGATCTTGGTCGCGCGCTGGATCACATCCAGGAACGGCATCATGTCCTTGGCGGCGACGCCGGAGCTCGCGCCCAGATTGGTGACGCTCTGGGCCGTCGCCTCGTAACTCTGCTTGGTCACCACCGCCAGATAGGCGGTCGCTTCGCCTTGCCCCTCCAGGATGGCCTTCGCCGCCGTGCCGCCCGACAACATCACATCGAACATGCGGTAAAAGTCATTGGTGGTGCCCGGCAGCAAGGTGCCCAGGCGCAGCGCCTCCGCGGACAGCCCCTTGAAGGTCTCCGGCACCTTCCCGCTGCTGTCCATCAGCGTCGCGCGCAACCGCGTCGCCCCCTCGTCCAGGTCCGCATAGGCGCGGATCATCGGCGCCATCCCGGCCGCCAGCCCGGCCGCCAACGCGCCCGCCTTGACGCCGATCGCGTCGAGGTTGGCGGCCAGCGTCCGCGCCGGACCGCTTGCGCGATCCACCAGCGAGACGATAATGCCGAGGGTTAAGGCGGAACTCATGGGTGACCTATGCTGCGCTTCATTCGCTACGGACTCGTGCTCATCTGGGCGCTGCCGCTGGGGTTCTTTCTGCCCCAGACGCACCGCCTCGATGAGGCCTTGGGGCTGTTGGTCGGCTGGAGCGTCTTCACCCTGCTGCTGGCCATCATGATCGGCCTGGCCGGGCTGATCGGCGACGCCCTGTTAGGGCGCCGCCCCTAAGCCCAGGGCCGTAGGTTGGGGTGACGAAGGAACCCCAACGGGCGGCCACCGGGACTGTTGGGGTTCGTTCCTCACCCCAACCTACGCCCCCGCCCACCGCCCGGCCTCCCCATGCCAGGCCAGCAACTCGCTGACATCCAGGTCCAGCAACTCGGACGGCGGCCAGTGAAACACCCCCGCCAAATCCGCGCTCAGGGCGCGCCAGTTGGCTGGGCACCCGGCAAAAAATCGGCCACCGCCAGGCCCAGCCGGGTGAAGTCGCCGGCATCGAGCTGATCCACCTCGCGCGGCGTCAGCCCGGCCAGAGCGCCGATCAGCGCCGCGGTCTTGCCCACATCGCCCTTGGCCTCATCGAGCAGCTTCAGATCCTTCACCCGCGGGCGGCGCAGCGTCAGTTGGGACAGGGTCTCGCCATGGGCTTCGATGGCGTACTCCAGCGCAATCGTCGTGTCCGCACTCATGACGCCATCTCCTCAATACTCATCCCGCAGAATTTCACCTTCACATCGCCCTCGCCATCGGCCAGGTCGGGGGCGTTTTCGCACCAGGCGTGGCGCAGCAGGTAACTCACCCCGGTGTCGCACTCGAAGGTCACCGTGGCATCCACCAACTGCCCCAACGCCACCAGCGACAGATCGGCGGTATGCGCCAGCGTCGCCTCCACCGTGGGCGCCACCGTCTTCTCGCTGTAGCCCCACACCTGCGCCCCCACCACCGGGGTGCGCTCGGTGCTGCCCACCCCGCTGAGGCTCGCGCCCGCCTTGCTGCGCAGCAAGGCGCCGTTGACATAGAGCCAGCACCGACCGGTAATTTGTGCCATCGCAAGACCTCCTTAAAGCCGGAACTGGATCGCCGCGGCGAACACCAGGAACTGGTTGACGATGTTGGGCGGGATGATGGCGTTGATGCGGTTCGGATCGCTGGTGGAACGCACCACCAGCAGCTCGGTCTTGAACTGCTCAAAGTTCTCCACCAGCCCCGCTTGCTCCAGATCGCGGAACAACGCCACCAGCTCCCCGCGGATCAGCCGCGGCGTGGCCACCGCCTGGCCGGGGGCGAAGCGCGTGCCGTCATCGGCCAACTTGTGGCGCGGATAGCGCTCCAGGATGCGCGCGCGCACCGCATAGCGGATGTAATCCACCGTCCAGACCGTATTCAGATCCAGGAACGCGGTCGTCTCCACCCCGCCCGGAGTGGTCTGATAGGTGGTGATCACCCGCTCGATGGCCACCGACCCGTCCGGCCCGATGGTCACCGTGCTGATGCCGTCGCGCAGCAGCAAATCGCGCTCGGCGCGGGTGAACTGCGCGGTCTCGGCGGGGGCCAGCACGCCCGGTACCGGCAGCGTGGTGAACGGCCGCGCCGGGTCGATCGCCCCGTAATACTCGATCACCCCGGCCCAGGCCGCCGCCCGCTCGGGCGGCCAGGTCGGCGAACTCGACAGCCCGAAACAGGACACGTGCGCATTGTTGCGCGCGCTGCCCCAGGTGCTGAGGTTGGCAAAGGTGTCGGTGACGGCGCAGAAGGCGTGCCCGGTGCGCGTCTCCAGCGGTCCCCAGCGGGCATCCAGTTCGGCTTCCAGCAGCACCATGTTGGCGCTGTCGGTCCACGGCGTCACCAGCGTCTGATACTGGGTGCCGGCCAGCGCCGCCAAGGCCGTGCTGAGCACCGGATTACCGCTGCCGGCGGTGCCCGCGGCAATCACGCAGGTCAGCCCCGGCGGCAGCGACTCACCCATGTAATAGGAATGGCGGACATCAAAGGCGGTGCCGCACTCGCCCTTGTGGCGGGCGGTCAAGGTCACCACCCCGACCGCCGCGGCGGCGGTCACCGGCAAATCCGGCTGCGCCGTCACCGCGGCGGCGATCGCCGCGGCGGTCACCGTCGGCGTCTGCGCCGCGGCCACCGCCACCGCCACGCGCGTCCCGCCCAGATACAGCGCCAGGGTGCCGGCCGCGGTCACCGTGCCGGCGATGGTAATCGTCTTGGTCGCCGCCACCCCGGCGCCGGCGTCGTCCAGGGCCACCGCGTAGACATCGCAGGCCGCCGCCACCGTGGCGAACAGCGCGGTCAACTGGCGCGCCAGCATCGAGCCGCGCCCGAAATAGGTGACCGCGCTGGCCGCACTGGTGACCCGCGTCGGCACCGCCTGGGACACGGTGCCGGTGGTCAGGCGCTGCCCCATGACGAGCAGCCGCCGCGGCTGGGTCGGCAGGCCGCTCACCGCACGGCTGGCGTCGATCTCCAGATACGCACCGGGGGTGCGCAGATCGACCGGGATATTCAAACTGACGGTATCGGGCATTTACGCCTCCGTTAAGGGGAGAGGGGAGAGGGGAGAGGAGTGAGGAGTGAGAGGGGAAACTTTTCCCTTCTCACTTCTCGATTCTCACTTCTTGCTTCTCACTTCTCACTTCTTGCTTCTCACTTCTCACTTCTCGCTTCTCGCTTCTCGCTTCTACGATGTCGCCATCGCGCATCCGGCGCTCCCAGAAGGTCTCCCAGGTCACGGTCTCCCCCGCGGGGTCCAACACGTGGCCATCGGGGCAGCGCACGCGCAGGCCCACGGCGGCCGGGGCGATGGTGCGGGTGGTCGTGGTCGTGGTCATGGGCAACGCCTCATTGCGGTAACAGTTGGTCATCCACGGCGTCGACCGTCCCGTCCGCGGGCGGCAGGTCATAGTCGGCGTGGAAGGTCACGAAATCATCCAAGGTGGCCGGCGCCGGCCAGTCGGCCAGATCGGGCGCATAGGCCGCTTCCCATTCCGTGGCGTAGATCCACAGCCCGGCCTCGTGCTCCAGGAAGCGCTCGCCCAGCACCTTGCAGCGGGCGCGCGCCCCGGCCGGCTGGTAGCGGGCCAGCGTCGCCCGCACCAGGTCCAGCGCGGGCAGCGCCCCGGCCCGTCCGTAGAGCTCGCGGAACACCAGCACCGTGCCCCAGCGCGCGCGTTGCTCCTGCTGGTCATCCCACTCCTGGAGCTGCGGGCCGAACTCGGCCCCGCGGTAGGCCACCAGCACCGCGCCCACCGGATGATTCAGCCGATAGGCGGCCGGGCGTTGCGGATACAACTCCACCGCCACCGCCGGCAGCGCCGCCGTCAGCACCGCCACCACCTCATCGAGCAGCGCGCTGGTGCTGGTCAGGGCCATCAGTAGGTGTTCCACATGGCATCGGTGAAGGTACGCTCGGGCGCCGCCACCACCACCCGCCCCGGCTCCGCCGCCGCGTCGCCGGAGGGCAGCCCCAGACTCAGCTTGCCGTCACGCACCGCATCGAGCGAGGTCAGCGCTTCCTTGTAGGCCGCGGTCACCGCGATCGGCAGGTCCGGCCCATCCGGGCGGCGGGCATACAGCCAATGCCGGGCCAGCGCCAACGCCCACTGCGTCACCTCCACCGGCACCTCGGCCAGCGGCAGGGTGTAGCGTTGGCGCAAGCGGGCGTCGACCAGGGCGTCGGCGTAGAGCAGCGCGTCGGCGATCACCGTCGCATCCGCCACCTGCGCCGGGGCATTGTCGTTCGACAGCTCGATCAGCGTGCGCTCCGGCATCATCCGGGCCAGCGCGGCGGCGTCGGCGTAACTCATACGGGGCCTGCGGGGGTGAGGGTGGGAGCGGGTGACCGGCTGCTCATGCGACGATCCCGGCGGCGGCCTCAAACAGCGCGTCGACGCGCTCCTCGGACAGCCCCAGCGCCGCCGCCATCGCGGCAATGGTCGGGGAGGTGCGGGGGAATTCTTGGGCGTACCGCCAGGCCAGGCGGGCAACTGCGGGGGTCTGCGGGTCGGCCATCAGCGCCTCCACGGCGTCCAACAGCCCGACCTCGGCCAAGGCCGCGCGCGCCTGGAAGGGCGAGACCACCATCCCCTCGCGCCATTCCTCCGGCGTCAGTGCCACGGTCAGATTGGTGCCGCCCGGCACCGCGGTGAGGATCAGGGTGCTCATTGCAGCCGCACCCACAGGGCGCGCGTAGAGCGGTTGGCAGTGCCGCTCGCCGGCAGGTCGGTCTGTCCGGGCATGGTCCATAAGACCGCGCTCAACTCCGGCGCCAGCGCCATGAGCGGCGCCGCCACGGTGGGCAAGGCGGCGAATGTGGGCGCGGTCGTGGTGCCGGTCACCAGCACCGCGGCACCATAGCGCTGGCCGGGCGTCAACACCACCGGGGCGGCCAGGTCGCGGGTGTACACCGTGTTGGCCACGGCAAACAGGGTCGGGTCGTCGGCCGTGGCCTGCTCCAGCGTCAGCTCCCTATCGTCCATGCGGTACAGACCACAGCGCACCAGCGTGGCGCCCACCGCCGCCGGCGTCGTCACGCAGAAGCTCAGGCTGGTCACCGTCGCCGGGCCGGGCGGGGCGGTGAAGGCGGTGAGCACCAGCGTCCCATTCATGACGGGTGTGGACGACGTGAAGAACGCCCGCGGCATCGGTTCGATGCCCTGCTCCGGCGTGCCCCAGCGCACGGCGTCGGCAGCCACGCTGAGCGCGCCGATGGCAGCCGGGGTGAGCGCATCGGCCTGGCCGTTGGCATGGGCGGCGGCATGGCTGACCAGCGCACGGGCGTCCAGCGCCCCCGCCAGATCGGTTTGCGCGGCCAGCGTCCCGCCAATCGTGCCCCAGGTCGCCGCGCCGCCGCCACTGTCGGCACCCCACACCGGCGCCAACGCGGCGTCCAGCGTCAGCACCGCCCCACTGCTCGCCCCCGTCGCCAGCGGCACCAGCCGCCCGGCCGTGAGGTCGGCCGGGTCGAGCGCCGCCGCCCCGACCAGGTCACCGAGTTCGAGCACCGCCGCACTGTCGGGCACCTGCACCTGATAGCGCGCGGCGCGCGCGCGGCTGGCCAGGGTGATCACATACCAGGTCGGCGTGCCGGCCGGTAACGCCAACTGCGTCTGGGGGGTCAATTCCACCACCCGCTCCGCGGTCAGCGTCTCGTCAAACAGGGCGGTGCGCAGCCCCGGCCCGCAGAACGCCAGCACCGGCAGGCCGGCGGCGTCCACCAGGCTGATCGTCAGCCGCACCGGGCCGAGGTCGCCCGGCACCGCGACGGGCAAGGGGATGCGCACCGCGGTCATGGCTTAGGCCGCCGGCGTATTGGCCACCAGGGCCGCCGCCAACTCGCTGGTCTGCGCCTCCAGGCGCGCGCTGAAGGCTTCCAGCACCGCCGGGTCATTGCTGGCGATCGCCTCATCGAGCGCCGTCTTCAGGCCCACCAGCAACGCGATGGCGCTATCGCCCACCGTCTCGATGGCCGTCACTTTGGCGGCCAGGGTCTCTAACAGATCATTCATCAGGGTCGTCTCGTTGGTTGGTTTGGTTGGAGAAGTGAGAAGTGAGAAGTGAGGAGTGAGAAGCGAGAAGCGAGTGAGAGGCCCTCTCTTTTCTCACTCCTCTCCCCTCACTTCTTCCGTTTGGCGGCAGTCACCGCCGTGTCCAAGGCGTCGGTGGTGGTCGCCAGGCGGTCGGCCAGCCCCGCCAACTGCGCCGCCTGCGCCTCGGCCGGCGGGTCGGGCGCCGGCTCGGCCGCGCCGTAATAGATCAGTTGCTCGCCCTGCGCGGCGGTCACTTCCAGCCGGTCACCGGCCAGGTACTCCACGCCGTCATGGCTGATGCGCGACAACGCCCGCAGCCACATCACGCCACCGCCGCACTGATCAGATAGCCCGCCTCGGCGCCGGCGATCACCGCCGACACCTCGTCGGTGACCGGGTAAATCCAACTCTTGGCGTTGCGCTCCTGATAGGGCTGCTCGACGATCGGATAGTTGTTCAGGCGGTAGGTGTAGCCGTAGGAGGGCCGGCCGGCATCGGCCACGCTGCCGATTTCGGTATAGGCCACCACCACGAACTTGCCCCACACATCCGACATCACCCCGGCATCGGTGGCCTGCACCGCATCGCCCACCAACACCCGCTGCACGCCGAACAGGCCGGCCAGCAGTTCATTGGTGGGGATATCGCGCCCGGTGTACTTGATGCGATCGATGATCTTCGGGTGCTCGCGCAGCTTGCTCGCCACCACCGGCCCCATCACGATGGTGTTGGGACGGCGCCCGGTCGCGGTGCGGATCGACTCCTTGGCCGTCTCGATATTATTGATCGGGTCCGAGGCGCCGGAGGTCAGGTCCGACCACTGCGCGGTGCCGCTCAGCGTGGTCTTGTTGGCCGCCGCATAGTTGGCCGCGGTGGTGGCCAGCGTCGCCTGCGCCTGCTCCAGGCGCAGCGCGATGATGTCCTGCACGGTGCGCACCGCGCGGTTGCCCAGATCCACGCCGGGCACCGCCGCCGCGTCCTGCAGCAACTCGTACGGCACCAGCCCCTCCAGGCTATGGGCCTCCAGCGCATAAGACCCGCTGGCGTAGCCGACCTGAATGCGCCGGGTGTTGGCGCCCGGCGCGCGCGCCGTCGTGTAGGCCATGAAGGCTTCTTTGCCGAAGGTGATGATCTTGCCGCCGCGCTGCGCCACCGCTACTGACGGGAACAGCGCCATGCCGACCAGCTCGGTGTTGCTGTAGCCGCGCGCCACATTGGTCAGCACCGGATCGATGACGCGGGCACCCGCGGCCGTCATTTGAAGAGGCATAATGGGCTCCGTTTAGGCCGCGTTATCGAGCAGCAGACATTCGATCAGATCCCCGGCCGCCGCCGCGGCCGACAGGGCAATGGCCAGGCGCGCGCCCGAGGTCACCCAGGTGATCGCGCGCCCGACCGAATCCGCCTTCAGCGTCGCCCCCTTGGCCACCGCCGCCCCGGCCTCCACCAGCACGGTGCCCGACACATCCACGCCCACCACCTCCCCGCTCACCGCCGCGGTGCGGCACACCCCGATGGCATAGCCATCCGTGCCGGTCTGCACCACCAGCGGGGTGACGAAGCGCGCGGCGACCAAGGTGCCGGTGGCCGGCAGCGCCAGCGTCAACAGCGCGATACATTGCTGTGCCATGGATCAGCCTCCAACGGCCGCCAGGGCCGCTTCATAGGTCAGGGTCGGATGCGCCGCCTGATAGGCGCGCACCTTGGCATGGAGCGCCAGTTGCAGCAGGTCCACCTGGTAGCCGGCCGGGGCGGCGAAGTCCACCGCGGCGGCCGCGCCGGCGCGGGCGGTGGTGGCCAGTTCGGCCAGTTCCACCAGCGGCGGCTGGGCCGCCAGCCAGGTGCGCAGCCAGGTCGCCGCCGCGGCGGGTTGGGCCGCGGCGTCGGGCGCCGCGAAACACACCGCCGGGGCGGTCTGCTCCAGGCGCACCAGGATTTCGGCCAGCGGCTGGATATCGGCCGGGCGAATGCGTGCCGCGTCGGCCAGGCCGGTGGCGAAGGCCACCACCGCGGCGCGCGCGGCGGCGCGCTCCTGGTCGGCCAGCGCCTGGGCGCGGCGCTCCAGATCGGCCTGGGTCGCGGCCAAGGCCGCGGCCTGCGCCGCGGCGGCCGTCTCGCGGGCGGTCAGGGCGGCGGACCGTGCCGCCAGATCAATGGTCTCGTCCATCAGGGGCTCCAGTGAGGTGAAGGCATCCGGGGGCAGCGCCAAGTCGACACACGCCACCCCGGTCGCGGCGCCGGCCAAGTCCGCCCCCAACAGACCGGGAATCGCCGGCGCGGTCGCGCCCAGCACCCCAAGGTGGCGGATGTACGGCTGGCCGGGCACCGGCGAACCGGGATGTCCGGCCGGCCAGAACGACAGCGAACGGTGCGGATAGCGCGCGTCGCGCACCGCCGCGACGAACGCGGGGTCGAGTTGGGTCGGCGTGCCGAACAAGCCGGCAGCGGTGGCCTGCACCGCGCCGAGCCAGCCGAACGCCGGGCTATTGGTCTTGGGGTGACCGATCACCAGCGGCGCCCGGTACACCGCCGGGTCATAGCTGGCGGCGAGCTGCGCCAGCAACGCCGGGGTCACCTCCACGTCCTGCCCATGCAGATCGGTGAAGCGGCCGGGGCGCGCCAGATGCAACGGGGCCGGCCCCCCGGTCGGGGGCGGGCTGGGTACGGTCTGGGGGGTGGCTGGTGTCGTCATCGGCACACGATGCCGGCCGCGCCGCCCGGCCGCGAGTAACCGGGGTATCCGGCGCATCGGGCACGCGACGGCGGCCGAGGCGCTAGGAGGCCCGTAGACGCATCGCCCCCGGTCGGGGCGGCGGATGCACCGGGGTGGGGGCGCGGATGCGGCTACGAAAGATTTAAATGGGGTTTAAATGGGGTTGCGCTTGAGCCGGTCGCTTGGGGTGACGCCGCAACCCCAACGTGCGGCGGCCGGGGTCGTTGGGGTTCGTTCCTCACCCCAACCTACGGGCTCTCCTCTACACCGTCAGGGCGCGCTTGAGGATCGCGAGCACCTTCTCCTGCGCCGCCGGGGTCAAGCCGCCGTCCTGGATCGGCAGATACGGCCGCGGCGGGAGGTCGCCCCACGGGATCGGCGACCCGCGCTTGGTCTTGCCGGCATAGCCCTTGGGCATCCCGAACTGCTGCGCCGCGGCATAGACCTTACTGGCCCCCACCCACGCGCTGGTGGCATCCCCGCCGTGGGTGATGCTGCCGGCCAACCCGCTGCCGCCGCTCACCTGCAAGATCGGCCCCGCGTTGCCGCGGCGCTTGACCGTCACCGGGCGCAGCGCCGGCCAGCCCGGCCCCTGGGCCTGGAAGGCATCCTCGGTCAGATTGCCCAGCGCGCGGCCGATGTCTTCCATGACGGGCGTCATGTGCGCGAGGCGCGCCACCAGTTGGCCCAAGCCCGCCCGGACTTCGGCATCGTCGATCGTGATGGTAATGGCGCCGTCGGCCATGGGCTATACTCCTGATGTCATCGGGGACTGAGTGCGGCGCGCGCGACCTAGGAGCCCCGGGCAGAGCCGAGCGACGCCGCGCTCGG